GTTCTCCTTGGCTATATTTGCCTATGTATTTTTCGACCAAGACGATCTTGCCAATGTTCTCCTGTCTAACGGAAAATATAATCTTTGCTAGATCGCCTTGTTCGCACTTCATGTTATTTTAACCACGCAATCTTTTCGCCAGCCTTAACTCTGCGATTGTATTCATCAACTGAACCTGGATATCTCCACGCCCATATTGCTACCAATGCCATGAAGCCACCGCTCCATAGGATTGCGTTAAGGTTTGCCGTAAAGTAGTATGTAATGACCAGTGTTGATGCCATCATTGCTACCATTAGGTATTTTCCTCTAGTAGGAAATACCCTCTTCTTATTCCAATTGGTTAAGAATTTACCAAACCATGGATGGTTGTATAACCACTTTTCCATCTTTGGTGAACTCTTTGCGAACGCCCATGCCGCAATAACCAAAAAGATTGAAAATGGAATACCTGGCGTAATCACACCAATGTATGCCATACCCACACAGAAAAAGCCAATTCCCATGTAGATGTATCTTTTTATTTGGTTCATTGTGAATCCTTTCGTTATTATAGTATTAGTTATCTGAAAGGACGGGGATGAAAATTATTTTTAATTGATAAAGACAGAGCTACTACCCGAAGTTGGATGCCCGCAAGTTGCAGGATCTCCTGCACGACAGATTCCTATTTCATTTGCAAATACATTACCACTTCCTACAGCCATTACAGGGCCTGCATGCGGTCCTGGAGCGTGTCCTGCAACTGCATCACCAATTCTTGCCACCGGCTTGTTTTCTACAAAAACATTTGGGGATCCTTGGATAATTGGTCCTCCTGCAACATCCTGGCCCGCGTTTCTGGCAACTCCTGGCATTATAAATTATCCAAAATTTGTTTTGTTCTGGCAATTAGATCGTTTATGTCTCTGCCTTCTTCTTGATATAGTTTTACCAATGCGGAGTAACTAAATGATGCATAGATATCTTTGATGGGAATTCCGGATGGATTTTTAACAACATCTCTAATTTCTTCAATCGCAATTTTTTGTGCTTCCAAAGCAGTTGCAATTCTTTCTAAATACGGAGCGTAATTAATTGCTATTGCATTTCCAGAATCATGAACTATTGCATCAATTGGATTAGATGAATCTTCTCCGGGTATCTGTTCTCGGTATAATGTTTTTCCTATAATATCAGCCATTATGTTACCAATCCTGTGGTTGAATGAATGTATTGTTTGGCCATTGTATCCATGGTCTTTGTAATGGTAATTACATTCTTTTCATTAAACTTTAATTGTGCTTTTTCAGGATCAACCGTAAACATATAAGGAGCAAGGCCCATACCTTTGGGTGTTTGTGCTAACATGAGAGGTTTTGAAATAGTAAATCCGTCTGATGTTTCTTCTACCAGTTTGCCAACAATTTCCTCGCCGCTTGATAGTTTGATTGAAACTACGTCATTTTCTTTGTATGGTGTTTCGATTAGCATTATAGTGTGTGTCCTGTTCCGTTGAATCCTGTGTCATCTACGTATTTTGTAAAAGCATCATAGCCACCAATTTTCTTTCCGTTGATTACAATCTGTGGTACAGTTCTGACATTTGGAAACTGTTCCATTAGTTCTTCTCTTGTGTAGTCTGTGCCTAGTGATTTGTAAGTGTAATTAAATCCTCTAGTTTCGCAAAAATTCTTTGCCTTGTCGCAGAACGGACAGGCTGGTTTTCCATAAATCTCAATCATTGTGTGTGTCTCCATTTCTTAATTTGTTTTTCTAGTTGTTTGTCTGACAGTATGTATTTGTATTCACCAGAAACTATTTTTCTAAATTTTTCTAATAATTCTATTTTCCAATCAATGAGCAATAAAATCCAGTATCTTATATTATCAAGCATATATTATCCCGAATATACAAGACTTCCTTTTTTATCAATTACCCTTACCATTATGACTCCGGCTCTTTTCTTTGAAAGGGCAGCAGAAATGGCCTGATTTTCAGTGCCATAACTACCATACGTAGTCCATTGCTCGTAAGGTGAATTTCTTTTGAACTGTGTCTTGTACATACTCTTACTTATCTAAGTTTAAAGGGTGAAACCCTTAAATGTGTCTTCTTCGACATCCTGCTTAACACCGCCAACAATGTAGGATTCTACCTCAGTTTCCTGTGGTGCTACCTGCAAGCCTGCTGAACTTAACCAGTGCTGTGTCCATGGTAGAGGATTAGTGTTTAGTGGGCGATCATAGATAGTTTTTAATCCAAGTGCCTTCAATCTCTTATTAGCAATCCACTCAACATAGGCGTGGAGTAGATTTGCATTTAGACCAACAATTGAACCCTTGGTAAAAAGATAATCTGCCCAGCGTCTTTCTTCATCCACACATTGGCGCCACATTTCATAAACTTCTTCTTCACACTCTTTTGCAATCTTGACAAAGTCTGGATCGTCATCACCCTTTGCCCAATGCTTTAGGATGTGTGTTGAAAGGTTAAGGTGTGTTGCTTCGTCACGAGCAATAAGTGAAATAATCTTTGCTGAACCTTCCATCAGTTTTAATTCACCGAACGCAAATGTACAAGCAAATGATACGTAGAAGCGTAGTCCTTCTAGGATATTCACAGTCATCATTGCCTTGTACAGAGCCTTCTTGACCTCATACATATCGCCCTTGCCCTTGTTAAAATATTCATTAGCGATATCGTAAAACTTGTCATATTCCTTTGTAACAGATTCTGCTCGTGCAATAATTTCCTTGTCATCTAGGATTGTGTCAAACACTTCACTTGGGTCAGGATAAACGTTCTTTACAATATGAGTGTATGAACGGCTGTGAATTGTTTCCTGGAAGTCCCAACAAACAATGCATGATTCTAATTCTGGGTTAGAACAATAAGGCAGAAATGCCAAACAAGGTCCTCGACCTTGTACTGAATCTAGCAATGTTTGGTACTTTAGATTAGACGTGAAAATATGCTTTTGTTCTTCACGAAAGTCTTGATAGTCTGCTCTATCTTTCTGTAGTGAAACTTCTTCAGGACGCCAAAAATAACCAAGCATGGTTTGATTAAGTTTATCATACTCTGGATAACGGAATACGTCATAACGTTGCGTGTTACCATCTTCACCAAAGAACATAAATTCTTTTGTAAAGTCCACTTTCTTTTTGTTGAATACTGTTTTAGCCAATTTTTTTTGCTCTCTCTTTCTCGTCATAACCCATTAAATGTTACAGGCTTCACACTCTTCGCCGTCTATATCGTCCGCCGGAACTGTCTCACCACCATTAGCATGACCGTTCATGTGACCATTTACATGACCATTTACATGACCATTCGCTGTGCCGTTCAGTTTAACATCATCTGTTTCATTGTCAAGTTTTGTATCATCCAAACCTGCTGGTTGAATGTCATCTTCCTGACCCTTGAAGTCATAGGTGTTCTGATAGTAACTTGTCTTCCAACCCATTTTATATGTGGTTAGCATATCCTTCATCATAACACTCAGTGGAACTTCGTTGTTCTCAAAGTGTGTAGGATTGTAACTCCAGTTGCCCGAAATAGATTGATCAAAGAACTTCTGCATTGCCGCAACAATATTAATGTAACCTTCGTTGCTAGGCATATCCCAAAGCAGTGTGTAAAAATTCTTCAGTTGATTATACTGCGGAACAACCTGTTTAAGAGGCCCTTTCTTGGACTTCTTAATGGACAGGAATGCTCTAGGTGGTTCAATTCCGTTTGTTGCGTTCGACACAACGGAACTGCTCTCCGATGGCATCTGTGCGGACAGAGTCGAGTGCCGTAGCCCGTGTTCCTTGATATCCTTGCGTAGATCATTCCAATCATATTTCAATGTTGCCTTGATTACTTCATCAACATCTTTCTTGTATGTGTCAATTGGCAGGATGCCATCCGCATACTTGGTTCTGCTGTAGTACTCGCAGGCTCCTCTTTCTTTTGCTAGTTCGTTTGAAGCACATAATAGATAGTATTGGAATGCTTCTGATAGTTCATGGACCAGTTTCCATGCTTTCTTGTCCGAGTATTTAACCTTGTTCTTGGCAAGATAGTGTGCTAGACCAATGTATCCAACTCCAAGAGAACGTCTTGCCTTGGTGCTTACTTCAGCAGCCTTGACTGGATATCCTTGGTAGTCGATAATTTCTTCTAATGCTCTTACAGCAAGATCACATAAGTTTTCTAATTCTTCAAGATGATTAATCATACCAACATTAATAGCACTTAGAATACAAAGTGCAATCTCGCCATTCTCATCATCAATGTGTTGAATTGGTTTGGTTGGTAGTGTAATCTCCTGGCATAGGTTACTCATATACACAGGATCTTTAAATGAACTATGGCTGTTTGCATGATCAACGTTCATAAGATAGATACGTCCTGTTTCAGCACGTTCCTTTAACAGATCACCAAATAGTTCTCTTGCCTTAATTTTTTTCTTTTTAACAGAAATCTTTCTTTCGGCTGCTTCATATAATTCTTTAAACTTGTCGTTGTCGCCTGAATAAAAAGCGTCATACACTTCTGGAACTTCGTGAGGCGAGAAAAGAGTAATGTCTTGACTAGACAGTAACCTTTCATAAAATAATTTATTGAGTTGAATAGAATAGTCTAACTTTCTTACTCTATTGTCTTCAGTTCCTTTGTTGTTCTTAAGAACTAAGATATCCTCAATCTCATAATGCCAAATAGGGAAGTGGGTAGTAGCACTACCTCCACGCACACCATTCTGTGTGCAACTTCTTACTGTTGCTTCGTAAACTTTTAGGAAAGGAATTACTCCCGTATGCGCAACTTCTCCGCCACGTATCTTCGAGTTGATTGCTCTGATTCTTCCTGAGTTGATTCCAATTCCTGCCCTTTGAGCAATGTAGTAACCGATCGCACTATTGCTGCTAAAGATGCTAGGAAGAGTATCAGCAACATCAACAAGAACACAAGAGGCAAACTGACGAATAGGAGTACGCACTCCAGCCATGACAGGGGTTGGGATATTGATCTTAAAAAGTGAGGTCGCGTCATAATATTTCTTCACGTAGTTTAAACGTGTCTCCTTTGGGTAGTTAGCAAATAGTGTTGCCGCTATCATCATGTACATAAATTGTGGTGTTTCAAAAATGTCACCATTTGATCTATCCTGACAGAGATATTTGTCAACAACTTGACGCAAACCTGCATAGGTAAATTCCTCATTACGCTCATGCTTGATCCACGTATTCATTTTCTTTAATTCTGTTTGAGTATAGTTTTCCTTGATGGCAGGGTCATACACACCTCGTTCGATGTTTTTATTGATAACTTGCATTAGGCTCAGGTGTTCATAACGACCATAAACTTTTTTGTGCAGGCTGTATAATAAAAGCCTTGCCGCTGCATACTGATAATTTGGTGATTCCAACGAAATTAAATCGTTAGCACTTCTAATTAAAATGTTTTGAATTTCGTCCGTTGTCATTCCGTCATAAAACTGTAGATCGGCGTTCATTTCGATCTGTGAGGATGAAACTCCTGTAAGTCCCTTACAGGCCTCCTCAACAACGAAATGCATTTTATCTAGATCTAATTTTTCTTTATCGCCGGAACGCTTTGTGATGTGTATCTCTTTTGTCATTCTGCCTTCTCTTCTCAATGTTATTGTAAGGGTATTTATTCTGCACCTAACTCAGAGTAGAGTTATGCTGGCAAAACTAATTCCCTGTGTTATATATTCTCCTGTGCAAGTTATTATACTAACACAGAACTACCACAAAGAACAAATAAAATTTTGTTCAATCTTTAGTTTTTTCTTCTTTTTTGGTTTTTACAACCTGCACTATACACCGTAGGTAACATCAAATGTAATATCGCCTGCGGCGCCTGATGCAATTGGATTTTTATAGTATAGCACAATAGTCTCCACACCGCTATCAGAATCATTATCTCTAAGTGATGCAGAAAATTCAAAATTAGTCATAAGCACACCACCAGGGGATGATGCTGATATATCCGAGTATTGGTAGTTGTCAGTTATTGCTAGTTTTGATAAATCGTCTCCGACCGCAAGATTAATATTGCCGTGCCTAATGTGGTCGCCCAAGCGCAGGGTGTAATTAATTGTGGTGTAATTATTTAAGGCACTGATGACTGCTACTGGTCTAAAACTGTCCGTAACAAAGATGTCACTGTAATTTCTATCTATAAGTTCTGTTTTGTCACTGTTGAAAACATCTGTGATAGATCGATCTGACTCATCACTTGTTACTCCAGCAAGTTGCTGTCTATTGCTTGTACAGTTAATTACGATATTATCTCTGCTCTCTCCAAAATATACAATAGGTGTAAGTGGAGTGTCTGCAGAATTTACACCATTACCACAATTTTTAAAGTTACATCTTTGTAATCTCGTTCCGTAACCGTGAGTTGATCTAAGGGCCTGTGTGAATAGTTCTTCAAATTGTGTATCTG